TGTGGCAAGGACGGCGAAGTAGAAGTGCCAATGGAAGGATTTTTGCGCCGACAACTCGGTGCGCTAATCCAAGACGCTTATCCTGAAATCGGCAAGGACTTGCGTGAGCAAATGCTGACGGGTATTCACCCACAATGTTGGGAAGCGACATACGGCTCAATGGAAGGGCACGCCTAACGGCGTGCTCTCTCCATAAATAAGAGAGGGGTAAAAACGGCGTGAGAACTAAAAAGGAAATCCGTAGAGACATAAAAGACCAAGCGGAACAGATAATGTATTTTGAGGCGAGTATGCCCGACATAGACAAAGCTACAAAGATGTTAGCCGAACGGCTAGAGAGTATTTACTACGCTGGATACCACGATTGCGAGGATAGATAATGTTTTTCAACGGATTTACTTTACTAATGATGATTGTTGGTGGGGCTATTGGTTTCGGGATTTCACGCTGGACAATAGATACCCAATGGCTTGTGGAGAAACTTTCTAACAGAGTTGGATACGAATACGACAATGAGGGGCAGATAGTTATTTACACAGGTCTTTATGATGAGGAACAGGAAGTCTATGCTGATGGCTACTGATTTTTACCCCACTTATCTATACGCCACGACACGAACTAAAATGGATTTGGAGCCTAGAAAAGACAAAGTGAAAGGTAGGAAGTAGCCAATGGCTAGCACTATCAAAAGCACAACAACCAGCAAGACCAAGCAGGTCGCTGGTAAGACAGTAAAAACCACCACAACTGAAACAACAGTAGTGGCTACTAGCGATATTCTTTCGCTAGACAAAAGCGCAAAGAAAGCAAAAACTCTTATCGCAGAGTTAGTGCGTTTGCGTGAAGCGATTTCCGATATGGAAAAAGCAAAGAAAGAAACCACCGAAGCCATTTACGAACTTATGGGTTATGAGCAAGTAAAGGTTGGAGAAAAAACAAAGTGGGTAGGCGTTGCTAAAAAGGGAACAGTAAAAGGCGCAACGATTATCACGATTTCAGAAAGACCACGCAAAGATGTGGATACAAAAGCCTTAGAACTTTCGTATCCTGAAGTGTATGCTTCGGTGGCATACGATAACCCTTATTTGGTTATCTTGGCGAAGTAGGTATCCCTAGTCCTACAAGTCGGCGAACCCCCTTGCGAAAGCAGGGGGGTTTTGCTTTTACCCCCTTTCTATATATAGGAGAGGGGTAAAAAGATTAGGGAAGTATTTTCTAAAAAAGGTTGTTATATAAAATGAAAAACTCATTAGGGAAAGAGAGTATATGGAACAAGAGTTAGAACAAGAGTTAGAAGTCTTGAGAAGGAAAAGAGCCTCAAAAAAACAAATAACAAAACATCAGGACCCGGCTTATAACTCTGAAAGCAAGTTGCGTAGAGTGCGGGCGAGTATTCGACCTAACTAATGAAACGGATTTACAGGAAGCAAAATACGGGCACGATTGCGAAGCACCAGCAAGCACCCGGAACGAAAGTTATTGGTTCGACCACCAAGACGGGAGATTTATCTAATGAACGGCGAGTCTAAGTATTACTCAACGGGGCGAGACCTAACTATTTCAATAGTAGAAATAAAGGCGAGCAGTATGGAAGAAGCCGAAGCGGTTATGCAGAGGTTCATAGATGAAATCGGCAAGGTTATGACGGACGAGGTTCGTTGGGACGAAGCGGATTGGAGTATTCAGGAAAACACTATGAACGCAGAAGGAACAGGTTGGGAAGTAACGGACGAGGGTGTTCCAGAATACTTTGAGATGAGTGATGTGGAAGCAGATGCCGACACACTTGCGAGCGCAGGACACGGAACAGACGAGGATTACGGATACTATGGAGATTAGAGCGATATATAAGAGAGGGGTAAAAAGTGGGAGGTGTAAAAATGAAAAAGGGAAATAGCAAAAGTGCGGTGAGAAAGAACGCCGACAAACTAGATGAACTAATGCGGAAAATGGCAAGCGAAAAAACCTACAAGGATTATCTAAAAGTAAGAACAGAGTTTCGCGCCGAGTTAGGGCTATAAGTAAAAACAGGAAAGAGTCCCTGGATCCGAATTGGGTTCAGGGATTATTTTCTTTAGGCGTGTTGTTGTAAATGTCAGAGAACTAGGATAGATTTATCTCACTAGCAAAACGCTAGAGAACTAGGGAGAAAAAAATGACACAAGGAAAAGCAGTAGTTATCAAGACAGATGGCTCAAAAGAGGTTGTTACTTTCACGATTGGTGACTCTTACAAACTACTATCAAACACAGTCGAGGGAATGATTGAGTGTGTGCGGTTGGCAGAAGATACCGATATGTGGTGCAACGAAAATGGAATTGCAGAAGGTCGCGATTTGAATCTAATGGCTTCGGCTATCTATAACGAAACTTTCGGCGTAGCGAATCCTATTCTTGGAAATGTAATCATTACAGGTGGCGCAGATGATGAGGGTGAAACCCTTGGGCTTACCGAGGAGCAGGTTCAGAAGTGGCTCGCCTATAACAAGGCGGTAATTCCAACGGCTTACTTTGAAGACCCAATGTATGCCGAATACCTAAGCAGGTAGAAGAATCAAAAAGAGTCCCTCACCAAAAGGTGGGGGATTTTTTTTTGCAAAATGCTAAAAAATGTCAGTCTCTTATGAAAGAATAATAAATGTGGAAAACAATGACAAAGCAAGTGAATACGCATACAAAGCCCTTATGGGTAGCATCTTCGGAACTGCAAAGCCAGTAGACGAAAACCCGATAGTCCAAAAGCGCACCACAATTTGGTTACACGAAAACTTCACAGATGATGAAATCTGGGAAATGTATGACACCATAAAGTGGGAGCAAGAACTCAAGGAATAAAGTAAAGAGAAAGCCCCCGTCAGAAATGGCGGGGGTTTTTTTTTACCCGATTGCTATATATAAGAGAGGGGTAAAAAAGGCTAGGGCTAAGTGTCGGCTAGAAGTGGGAAAGTATTTTCCGGGTGAAATGCATCGGCAGCTAGCCGGGAAATAATAATCTATGATAGAGTTTGCTTGCCGTAGAAAACTAGGGAAAGGAAAAAACTATGAGCGCAATAGGAGTAGCAGAGGGAAAAATATCTTTCTCTCTAAATAGTGATTGCCAATGCTTTGACTGTAATAAGTGCGGTATTGGTTATATGGGTGGAGAAGCCGGGGAGAAATGTAGTGACTGCACGGGTGGAGTATTAGAAAACGCCAATGGTTGTATGGGTTGTTGGGACGATAGCGAAAGTATTTTTTACGACACTATCTACGAATGGCGCAAGGAAGTCGGAGTGAATTGGGGCTTAGTAAGGATTGACGGAAGAGGTATGGGCTGGACTAAAGAAATGGGAAGCGCCGTAGTGCCGTTGGATAAGGCTTTGAAGGCTTTGACACTAAGAGGTGACTTTCGAATTGAGGTTGAGTTTAGTGGAAAGAGTTTCAGCGCTCGCCGTTATTCTCACGATGAGCCGACAGGAGCGAGTTTCTTTTTCACCCTAGTCAAGGGAGAAGAAGACTAGAAAGGCTATGGACGCGAGAAGCCCTGCCGAGAGGTAGGGCTTTCGTGTTATTGTTGGCATATATAGAAGAGGGGTAAAAAATGGATGAGATACCGAATGTAAAGAATGTAATCTTTATTGGAGATTACTTTTCAATGATTGTGAGCGTTGCCGTTCCTGGATCTGAAGTAAAGGATGGCGAAGCCTATGAAGACGCTTGCTTGCGTTCCGCTGGGACTTTGATGAAAGAGCATTATGGTTGGGATGTTCAAGCAGTTAGTAGACATATTGGCGTTCTCGATGAGGGAGACCCTAATTGTGAGACTTGCTATGGAGCAGGGAAGGTTAGTTCAGAGGTAGCTGGCTCAATGAGAGAAGTCGAGTGTCCCGATTGCTTTGCTAATAGGGGGTAAAATTTTTGCACCGAGAGTTTCAGATGTTAGAATAGTAGTCCGGGTAGTAGTGCGGATTCCCTTCCTGCGCTCCCCGTTGAGGTGAGATACCCTACTCACCGCACTTTCACCCATGTTCCCTAGCATGGGTGAAGTGTCTATCTTGCAAATGTCAGGTAAGTAGTTTAGACTTATAGTAACTTGGTAGGGGCTAGTCGCTGGACACCTGAACGCCTAGAACTTGCAAGGGGCGGAAACAATACGACACCCTACCGAGTCTCTAACCTAGGGAAGGAAAGTAAATGAGTTACGAAGGAAGTATGAAAGGCTCAGGTATCTACGCCGAAGATGTGACTTTTGAAGTCGAGTGCGAAGAGTGCGGTAAGTCTTGGGAAGAAGATTTTCAGACAGATGACTGGGGAGATGTTCAAGCAGAAGTAAAGTGCGAGTGCGGTCACGAATGGACTTTCTCAAGGGAGAGAGGCGAAGTAGATGACTCTAATGAACCCGATAGATTAGAAGACCTATGGGACTAAAGGAAGCCCCGCCGAAAGGCGGGGTTTTTCTTTGCCCCGATATATAGAAGAGGGGTAAAAAATCAGGGAAGTGCAATGCCGTTATTCTTGAAGTCATGGAAATCGTTCAAAAGTATTATCATTCAAATGGTGGTAGCGCTCCGTTTATGGTCGCAATAGTTGATGACCCTGCCGATGGAGACACAAAACTTGTAATAATGTTTGAAGAAGAAGAATGCACCGCAGTTCTTTCTTTAGATACTTTGATAGAGAGTGAAGACATAGGTAAGAAAAACTCTTATTCAGGGGAAAGATACGAGTATGCTTTGCGTGATGAACTTTGGAATGACTCTAACTACTACTAAAAAAATCAGTAAGGAAAAAAGAAGTGACCACAATAGCTGCCGTTCAGGGTGAGGGCTGGGCTGTTGTTGGCTATGACTCTAGAGTTTCAGAAGAAGATGGTAGGGCTTATACCTTGCCGAAAGATAATGGAAAAATAATAAAGAATGGTTCTTATCTTTTAGGTGCGGCCGGGGATATGAGAGCAATAAATCTTTTGGCTCATGTTTTCAAGCCACCGATATGTAACCCAACAACAAGAGGCATAAAGTTAGATAAGTTTATTACTACACACTTTATCCCGGATCTAAAAAAGTGTTTTGAGGAAAACTCATATTCAAAAGATGGCGAGCAAGACTCTCAAATAATGGTTTTGGTAAATGGAACTATTTATGAGATAGGCGAAGATTATTCTTGGTGTCACGATGAAATGGGAGTTTATGCTATTGGTTCAGGTGCGCCGTATGCTTTAGGTGCGCTCAATGCGTTGGCAGAAGGAAAGAAAAGAACTCTTACAGGGGCTAGAGGTAGTTTGAAGCTTGCGCTCGCCGTATCTTGTAAGTTTGATAAGCAGTCAGGCGAACCTATTTATTTACAAACTCAATACACCGAGTAAGGGGTTTTACCCCCCTACTCTATATGCACCGACTATTTAGGACAGTCAGGGCAGATTAGGTTGCGGTAATAATCTCTTTGGCGTATTTGGAACTTTTCTCCGCATAGGTAGCAGTTTATCCAAATCATCACTTGCTTTGTTCTTGTTGCCACTTGAGTTCCCTTTCTCTTGGCTTGGTATAAGTCTATCCTAGAAACACGCCGAAATAAGTATTTCGCTAGGTGTGTTGAAAACATCAGAGAACTATCATAGACTTGTATTACTAGGGAAAGGAGGGAACCAAATGGGAAAAAGTTTTGCAGGAATAGACGCACCGAAGTATCCAGAAATCGAAGTTCAACTTACTGGCGAAGATGGAAATGCCGTAGCGATTATGGGTCGTGTGTCTAACGCTATGAAGAAGGCAGGAGTTTCTCAAGAAGAAATAAATGCTTATCTTGATGAAAGTATGTCGAGCGATTACGACAACTTGCTACGAACTGCCGTGAAGTGGGTTTCAGTAGCGTAAGGTTCTAAAAGATAAGGGGGGCGAAAGCCCCCTTTATTTTTTACCTCTTTTTTATTTATAGGTATGCCGTTGTAAAAGTCAGGGAACTAGTTTAGACTAAAGACAAGGGAACTAACTAGGGAGAAATATGAAGCAAGATAGTTTAGAAAGTAAAATCCTTTTTCCTACCAAATGGGTAGATGAAAATTGTTGGTATTGGCTTGGACAACTCAATAAAAATAATCCTTCATATGTCGTAAAAGTAGAAGGCAAGAGAATTGCAATTAGAGTGCGCCGACTAATGTGGGAAATAAATGTTGTTGATAACAAAGAAAAACCTATAACAAAGCGTGATGTAATAATTTCAGTGTGCGGAGATAATTTATGTGTAAACCCTTCTCACTTGAAAAAATATACAAAGACAGAAGCACTTGACTTGGGCTACCTAAATCAAGCGCAGAGGACACAAGAAAGATTTGCAAAAATTACTCATTGTCCTAGAGGACACGAATACACAGAAGAAAACACTGCCTATAACACAGGCAAGTGGGCTACCAATAGAACTAGAACTTATAAGTGCCGTTATTGTAAAACTTGTAATCGTGAGAGAGCGGCTCAAAGAAAACTCAAACTAGGTGCAACACGACTTGTAAAAGATTACGAAGGCAGAGGACTACTAACTACCGAACTTATGGACATAATCTTCAAAAGACCAGTGAGAAAGTTCTAGAAAGATTTTTACCCCCCTGTTATATATGCCGAACGATAGAAAAAGTTTTTGGAGGTCCAGGACCCGGGGAAGCAGTATTTACTTGGGTAGAGCGAAAGACTAACTCACGCCTTACACGCAGAGGTCGCTTGGTTATTGGCTGGGCTATTGCGCTCGCCTTCCTTGTGGCGTTCGGACTTGCTAACTATGCGACAACACCTGCCGAGTGCAGAGTGGAAGTAGAGCAGATGTCTCAGTTCTGCAAAGACTTGTTGTATCCGTGAGAGAGATATATAAGAGAGGGGTAAAAAGTGAAGAAGAATAAAGGCGCTACCGCACCGACTTGGACTAAGTTCGAAGAAGTTTATCCGTCAGAAGGAAAGCTTGGCGAGAACGAGACAATGTGGCAAAACAGATTTTATGTTGTTGTGCGAAAGTATCTTCAAGGAACGCACGAAGGTGCTATTCACTTGAGTATTCGACATATAGACAGAAAAGCAATTAGAGACTGGCGACACTTTCAGAGGATCAAAAATGAACTTGCTGGAGAGAGCAGAGAGGGTATGGAAGTTTTTCCACCCGAAGAGTTTTTAGTTGATACCGCTAATCAGTATCACCTATTCGTTTTACCAGTTGGACAAACTACGCCGTTCACTTGGAAGTCTCAAGGTCGTATTGTTGGAAATAAGAATGATGAAGAAGTTATTAGAAAAATGGTTGCTTTGGGATTAGACCCTAAAGACGCTAGAAACTCAGTTCAGAGGGAAGTGGAAGCGTGAGCGACCAAGCAGGATTATCAGACGCAGAGTTCGCTTGCCTTTTGTTTAGGTCTTGCGGAGTGCCTGAAAGGGCGCTCGCAGGTGCTTTGGGCAGAGACCATTCTGCCGAGTGTGGGTTTTGCCAAGGAACAAAACAGGTAGACCCTAGGAGCGTTCGAAGATGAGCATATATAGAAGGGGGGTAAAAAATGTATTTTGATACTGGAATGATAATTGGAACAACTATTGCGCTCGCAGGAGCTTGTTTTGTAATGGTTGTAGGACTGCGCCGTTCAATGGAACTTGAGAGAGTTATTAGAATCAAGAACCGAAGAATCATAGAACTAGAAGCACAACTCGACAAAAGCAAAAGAAAGGAAAGGATTTAGTTCATGAAGGTTGCAAAGATTTCAGAAGAAGCCATTAGGCTTTATGAAGAAGGGTTGGCTATTGAGACAGTTGCCGAAGAACTTGGAGTTTCTTACCGAACTGCAAGAAAGGCAATAAATCTCAATGGAGCAATAACAAGAGACCCCTCAACAAGGGTCAAGGGTCGAACAGACCCTAGAGGTGGAAAGAAGGTAACGAAGAAAAGATGAAACTAGAAAACATAGTTTGGACTGCGGTAATAGCCCTAGCCATGGGTGTAGCAACCATAGTCTCTGCCGTTTATGGAGACTTGACCTACACAGTTGGCTTTGGACTATGTGCCGTGACATCAGCCCTGCTTTCATCAAGAGAAAGACGATAGAAGGTTGCATTATAGAGAAGTGGGGTAAAAGCCACTTCTCTGCAACTTTTTTGGGGCATTTTGGATTTTTAGGCGTTTAGCACGATGATCCATAGTTTTGTGTGTAAAAATCTTTTTTGAGACACACGCTCAGGGTGACTTGACTGCAGAACTTCCCTGCATTTATGCTATGGTTGTAATCAAGTAAGAACCCAAGTGACACAAGGAGATATACGAATTAGACACTTGAAGTAAGGCTATCCCCTAAGAGGCGATGGTCGGGTTAGTGAAGTCTCTAACCCTGTCCCCGTAACCTAACAAAGGAAAAACCGAATGAACTATTCTCCAAAGCGAAAAGCAGAGAATGTGCTGGCTATTCTATCTTTACTGATAGTAGTTAGTTCAGGAGCAGTTGCCGTAGCAGTAGAGAAAGAACAAGAGGTTGTCGCAACAGAGCAAGTGGCAACTAGAGATCTAACAGCGCTTCAGGCGCTCGCAGAAGAGAAGAAGGAAGTAAAGAAGCCAAAGCTTCGCCCACTTTCCTACTTCGAGAACAAGACCAGTCTTACCGACAAAGAGTTGGTAGAACTTCTTCAGGTCGTAGGTTTTGAAGGTCAAGATCTAAAAGAGGCTTGGGCTATAGCCAAGAAGGAAAGTAATGGCAGACCCCTTGCTTTCAATGGCAATACCCTAACTGGAGACAATTCCTACGGAATCTTCCAAATCAACATGATAAACAGTTTGGGAGAAGATCGTAGAGAGAAGTTTGAACTAAACCATAACGCAGACCTATTCAACCCCGTAACTAATGTGGAAATTGCTTTCCATATGAGCAATGGTGGAGAGAACTGGAGTTCATGGCATATAGGCAAAGACGCTTATACTAGTACCAGTGGAAAACATTTCGCTAAGTTCAAAGAGTGGCTGGCTAAGTTTCCCGGAGAGGTAAAGTAATGAGCGAGCAAGAAGAGTTGAAGCCTTTACTTGGTTCAGTAGAGCCAGTAGTTTCTGCCCCTGCCCCAGTAGCAGAGCCAGTAGTTATGGTGAAGGAAGAGCCAAAGAAAGAAAGCAAAGCCCCGAAGTTGAACACCGAAGGCGACAAGATCGTTTTCATGTCTGCTTTGAAGGTTGGTGCTTATNNATTGCAACAAAAAACCCCCTACCTTGCGGTGGGGGGCTTTTTGTTTTTGAAGCTTTATCCGTATACAACCTCACCTAGCACCGCAACTTGAAGAACTGCATCACCGCAAATAGCGTCATAGTTGTCGAAGTCAAATAGATCCATGCTTACTTGATTATTAGCAATAGGAAGAGCCTTGCCTAGTTCTTCAATTCCAATAATCTTTTCAGTTCTTTCTTCAGTTACTTCGTCAATAGCAACTAAACGAACCTTGCCGATCTTGTCCCAATCAGTGCCGTCCAAGTATTCAACTTCTTCCCAGTGGGTTCCGAAACTTTCAAAAGCAGAACCAAACACTGAAGACCATAATTCTTTTTCGTCTATTGTGATTGTGATTTCCATTTTGTTTTCTCCCTAGTGCGGTTTTTGTTTGGTTGTTTACCGCTAAGAAAATAGTAACCTACTTCCCTGCACTTTTGCAAGTCTTAGTGCCGTGTGTTTTAGGTAACAAAAAACCCCCTATCTCTAGGGGGTTCTTTGCCGTTAGGGGTTAGGAGGCAACCTGTAACAGTCTTGGCAATGCTTTCTCTTCTAAAGTTCTTGCGGTGTTTGGCATGATGATATTCCACAAGATCTCAGAATCAGACAAGGTGCGGAACTCTTTAGTAGTTCCAATGTATGTTTCTTCTGTAACAACTAATGCGGTGATATCTGTTGAACCTTCAATTAGTTCTTTCACCTTTACGGTTGTCTCAATGTGGAAGTAGTAAGTAGTTCCACCTGCAGTAATCGCTACTCCATAAGTTTTCATTTGCTTCTCCCTAGTTAGTTAGTTGATCGTTTGACCAACAGGGAAAGCATATAATACTTGTCTGCACTTTCGCAAGACATGTCATAGATTTTTTGTAGGCATATCAAAACATAGACATGATTGCTTGTCCTAGATTTTTCCTATGCTTGGTTTGTAAGTTACTTGATAAAGCTTATGAGTAACTTACTTGGAAGTAACAAGTTAGTTTGATGATCTTCTTTATAAGTCTAGATTAGAACTTGATAGTTCTATATAAGTAACTTCTATTAGAAAACTTTTTTATTTGTAAAAATATTTTTGTTAGAAAAATTTTTTGTAATCAAAAAAGATTTTTATTATTTATTATGTAAAGAAAAATAAATAATAAATAGATCATAGGCATGTATAGGCAGGTTATTGGATATTTTTTAGTCAAAAATGGGGGGTAAAAAATATGCGGAACCGCATGAAAAAATACCCCGGAACGATTTCAAAAAGTCCAAAAAACACCCCCTGTCTTCTCCGGGGTCAAAATCAAAATATGGAAAGGTTCATATTTTCGTCTCTGTCGTACAAGCTTTAGAGCCCTTCTTTAAATTCACCTTCTTTAGACTCCCGTACAATTACTTTCATGGCCAATCAACCAAAGCTTCCTGTAGACGAGATGCACTATCTCTCCACCCTCACTAGGGTTGAGATGGAGTCTCGCCTCCGTTCTCTTTGGAAAGCTGGCTGGTCTCTTGCAGTTATTGGAGCGTCTTTCTCTCCCCCTCGCCCCAAGACCACCATCCACTTCTGGGTTAAGCGAGCACAAGATCTAAAGCTCTCTCGACCTATCCCATCTCCTGCACCAAAGTCTTTGACGACTTCCGTGCCTACTAGAAATGCCCCTCGCCTTAGATCCATTTCTCCGGGCGTCCCTCCCGAGATAAGACCTCGTCTCAGGGAGTTGTCTGAGCTCTCTAAGCGCTACAGAGCTAAGACAAGGGAAGATAGCCCTCTTGCTCAAGCCAATCGTGAGTTGACCTACTTAGCTCAGCAGTTAAGAGCTCGTGGAGTCCCTACAGCCGCTATAGCAGAGGCTGCAGGAGTTACCTACCGTGCTATGGCAAGGCGCCTAAGCCAGTGATTAGAAGCTATAAGACAAAGAACGGTACTTATAGCGAGAAAGATCTTGCTGTAATTGTTTGGAAGAACCCTAAGAAGACCAAGCGCCCTCAGTCGCGCCAGCTTGAGACTATGACTAGCCCTAACTCTCGCTATCCAATGGCTTTTCCACTTAAGAGTCTTACTAAAAGCACTGCTTTTAAAGCAGCTAAGCAAGTTAAAAGCTCCGAAGAGTTCTTTGTAGAGATAGAAAATACTTCTAGGAATACTCCAGTGTTGCTGGACTTGCCTCTAGCTACTGTTACTCTTGGTTGGATCGATTTTTATGTTCCAGAAGAATTCATAGAAGAGGATTTAAAGTCTTGAGAGCAGTTTCAGATGTTTTTCCAGCAGTAGTTTGGCTTGCCCCACCAAACTCCATAGGTCTTGACGAGTTAAAAATCCCTGGTCCCTGCCCTGAAGGAACTCGCAAGGTTGATAGAGTCCGCGTTGTGCTTTTAGGAGATATCATTTTGATAGCACAGGACACCCCAGAAGGGCCTAAACTAGTTTTTAAGGAAAAATACCTATATAGACATGTTGAAGATAAGAACCAAGCAGTTTTAACAGACTCTGGCAAGGTTATAGCCTTCAAAAAAGATTCCAGCTGCGGCTGTGGGTCGCGTCTTAGAGGTTGGAATCCTTACGGGCAGAATAGTTCTGTCTACTCGAGTCAGGATCCAACAGAATGAAAGATATAACACTTTTACAGTTTGTAATTTTAGGTCTTGCAACCTATAGAGTTACTCGTCTCTTCACTAGGGACATGATTACTGGGTCTTTAAGAAACGCCTTTTGGAAGAAGTTTCCACCAGAGTCTTCATATATTGGCTATCTCTCCACTTGTGAGTGGTGCTTCAGCTTTTGGATTGCTGCGGCATTCGTTGGAGCCTTCCTAATCATTCCATCAGTAACCTCTATCATTGCTATAATTTATGCTGTATCAGCTGTAGCTGGTTTGTTGACTGCGTATGAAGATAAGTAAGACTTCATGCTCCGTTGGAAGATGACAAGGAGTTCTCATGGGTATATTCACTAACAACACCCCAGAACAGTCATCTCCTCAACCTCAAACACCAAAAAGCAAAAGAACTAAATCAACTTTTTCTCGTTCTACACAAGTAGTTCAAGTTCAGCCATCTAATTCAGGCATTACTTCCGTTTTTACTAACACAGCTAAATCAGTTTCTTACTCTGCACCTAGATCTCTTACAGCTGCAGCAGCACAGATAAAAATAAATGACAAAGGTGAATTCGAACAATTTAGAATTCGTCGTGCTGCAGGTTCGTCAGCATGGCAAGCCGAAGCTTGGGAATACTACGATGCAATCGGTGAAATCAAATACGCATTTAACTTAGTTGCTTCTGTTGTTTCACGCATTCGTATTTATGCAGCAGCCATTGATGATCCATCTGAGCAACCAACATCTGTTAGAAACTCAGCTATAGTTGATCAAAGACTTGCAAATGCAGCAGAGCGTGCTTTAGAAAGACTAAACTCAGCATATGGTGGACAAGCAGGACTTCTTAAAGATGCAGCACTTAACTTGGCTGTCGCAGGAGAATGTTACTTGGTTCAAATGCCAGCTCGCCCAGGAAATAACCTTCCTGAGTCTTGGGATATTCGTTCTGTTGATGAAGTAACTGCAGATGTTCGTGGCGGATTTAATGTTATTGGCCGCCGTGAACAAGCAACTTCTTCACAAGGCGCTACTGCAAATACAAAATTAGGTAAGAATGCATTTATCGGACGCATCTGGCGTTCACACCCACGCTTTTCAGATGAAGCAGACTCTTCACTTCGTGGTTTGCTAGATCTCTGCGCCGAACTACTTCTACTGAATAGGACATTCCGTGCGACTGCTCGCTCTCGTCTCAATGCTGGTGCGCTTTATCTACCTGATGGTCTTTCCGTCGCGTCGCAAGGCGATGCAGACTACCCCTACGATTCTGAGGATGGTATCGGTGCAGGGTTTACTGCTGAAGAAGCAGAGGATGAATTCGAAGAACAACTAATGGATGCGATGACTACTCCAATTCGTGATGAGGAGTCAGCATCAGCAGTTGTTCCACTTATTATTCGCGGTCCAGCAGAGCTTGGTGATCGTATCAAGCAATTTAAGTTTGAGCGTTCATTTGATCCTGCATTGGCTCAGCGTGCAGATCGTGTTCTAGAAAGAATCCTTCAGGGTCTTGATGTACCAAAGGATGTAGTCACTGGTCTTGCCAATGTCAAGTACTCGAACGCTCTCCAAATTGACGAATCTCTATATAAGGCACACATCGAGCCTCTTATGTTGCTCATTGCAGATGCTTTGACTGTTGTTTATCTTCGTCCGTATCTTATTGCAACAGGTTTCGAAGAGTCACAAGTAAATCGCATTGTTGTTTGGTATGACCCATCAGCAATTGCAACTCGCAATGACCGTGCAGCAGATGCAGATGCAGGATATGACCGCATGGCAGTCTCTGCAGATACATGGCGTCGTGCTCATGGCTTCTCAGATCAAGATGCACCTACTCCAACAGAAGTTGCAGTTCGACTTCTACAAGAAAAGGGCGCTATCACACCAGAATTTACAGAAGCAATGCTCGGAGCTATTGCACCAGAGGTGATTAACAAGATCCGTGGTGCACAGCAAGCAGCTTCAGTTGCTCCACTACCTCCAGAAGTAGAACAAGCACTTCAGCAAGCAGCTCAAGGCGCTGAGGAAGCAGGTATTGCTTCAGAAACACCAACAGAGGAGGCTCAGCAATAAATGGCTGAAGAAACTTGCCCTCCAGCAACGCAAGACATTGCACTAAATCTTAAAAATCGCAAGAACGCAATCGATACAGCAATGTATGGACCATTAAATCCTGCAGAACCAAATGAAGAATATTGGACTGCACTTGGTTCTGAGTGGGGTGTTGATTCCGAAACTGCTAAGAAGCAAACTTGTGGAAACTGCGCTGTGTTTATTCAAACACCAGAAATGCTTTCTTGTATCGAGAGTGGTTTAACAGATAACGCAGACGAGTTTGATTCAATTGATGCAGCTGGTGAGCTTGGATACTGCGAAGCCTTTGATTTTAAATGCGCTAGTGCTCGTACTTGCCGCGCTTGGGTTGCTGGCGGTCCTGTAACAGCTGCAGCAAAGAAAAAGCGTACTATTTCCCAAACTCCAGCCCCAAAGAAAGATCGCATCAAGGGATCAAGCAAAAATAAAAAAGGTTCTGCATCTGGATCCCGCAAAATTAATTTTTCAGCATCAGTAGAAAAGTCACTTCGTGAAAAAGTAGAGACACACAACAAAAAAGCATCGAAAGGCCGTCGTGCAACTCTAGGAATGCTAAAAGCTGTATATCGTCGTGGTGCAGGAGCGTATTCCGTTTCTCACAGACCAGGAATGACTCGCAATCAATGGGCAATGGGTCGAGTTAATGCATTCTTGCGTCTTCTTAAATCTGGAAAGCCATCAAACTCAGCGTATGTAACTGATAACGACTTACTTCCATCAGGACATCCTCGTTCAACAAAGAAATCAAACTCTGTGACCGCTGCAGCTGGCTTAGTTCCAGAAGAAAGCGATCTAGCAGAAGCGCTGATCGAGATTGCGGACAAATATGGAAAGTTCAATGAAGATGCCACAGGAATCTGGGCAGGATATACACCACCAGCAGAAAATGATGTCAAAGGAATCGGAGTCAAGTGTTCTTCATGTGTTTTATACATGGGTAACGGCTCGTGCAGAATCATCGACATGGAAGTCGAAGACGAAGGT